CTTGAGATCTCGGCTTTGGGATTGTTGGGATTCATGACAATCGAAACCTCAGCCAATCCGCCTTTCATGATCTGAAAGAAGCTGTCAGGATCATCTGTTGGCTCGCCGTTTTCATCGACCATTTGATATTCGTCAGCATACGCGCCAACAGAAACACCACCAACCATGCGAGGCGATTCCTTCATGATCGTATAAAGATCCGATCCTGCCGTGGTATTCAGGAAAAGTTTCCCGGTTCCCGTCATGCCTTCGTCGGTAATGTCGAACTTAGACCATTCGCCCACGGGCATCATGTCGCTTGAATGCTGGAAGTACATGGGAAGCGGTCTGCCGGCTTCCATCCAGCCTTCGTGCCACATCTCAAACGCCGCTGGCGTGTAAAAGAATCTGCGCCCGTCTGCGCCTTCTCTCGCGCCCCAGGTTGTCAGGGTTGCCTCGATCTCTCCGGTGGGTTCGCCGGTCGCTTCATCAGCCATACGGCCCAGCTCAACCTTTGCCTCGGTGAAGAATTGAACATGTTTCATAGTTACCTCACATAAACCTAAATGGTGAACCGACCGAGCTTCTTTCCAGTATTCGCTGCGCCGAATGGAGCATTACATCGTCTACATTTGCTGGCATCAAATTCATTTCCTGTATGACTACTGGCGGCGATTGATACCACTGCATAATTTTCTCAACCGTCCCTTTAGACCTTTCACGCGCTCTTTCTAAGCAAACCTCTAAACCCGGATCAATCAAAACAAACTCAACGCGTCGGTTTCTGTAAAGCGCAATGTTTTCTTGTTTAGGGCTTGTGTCGATAATATAAGCATCCGATTTTAAGCCTTGAAATATTCTTCGTATCGCAGCCTCTCTTACAGCAAAAGCCACTTCTCTTATGTCGCCGGTTGATCTATGGCTAACCATCGAACCAAGCGCTTTAGCTAACGCATCAAAATCAACAACTACATCATCCGGTCCACGCACTTTCTTTATATAAGTGCTTTTGCCTGAGCAGGGAGCGCCAATAACTACTTTAACTTTTCCGCTCATTCACCCGCTCTTTTTCTTGTCGTTTGCCATCAACCTGTTTCGGCGGCGGCTTGCGCTTTGCCGCTTCACTTTTAAGACGCTGAAGAATATCCTTAAGCATTACCAGCTCGCCCGGTCTTGCCTATGACCTTGAAATTGCCGCCACCGCCAGTATCCTGCGGCGAAGAGCCGGGAATAGGCTTATCAACACCGCCGGCAGCAAGCAGAGAATCACCATCGTCCACGCTATCAAGCCCAAGATAGTCTCTAGCTTCGTTTGGCGTAAGAATGCCATTCTTAACCCCCGCCACCACATAGTTCATTTGATCCAGCGGAGCGCCCTTTAGAAAATCCTGCGTCTGAAACTGCACATACAGATTTGGATAGCCACCAAGAAGGCTTGTCTTTAGCTTTTGCTCGACGTTCGTAATGAACGGCATCATTGTTGACTTGTAGAACTCGTCGAGCATGGTTTGCGTGTTGTTAAACTTGGACTCACCCACGCCGATCATTGCCGGAGGAACGCCGAATAAGCCAGCAATCCGCGCCATCGTTTGTTTCTTCAGCTCTCGTGCGTCTACGTCTTGCAGCGTCAAAGGCTTAATACTTTCGTACATCATACCTTGGTCTAATAGCATTGACTGCCCAGGCTTACTCAAGTCTGAGGGCTGGCTGTTTAGCATGTTTGTCCATGCTTCTTTCAGCCGCGCCGCAATCTCTTTGAACTTGGAATCGGGTATGACTTGCTCGGTACGGAACAAGCCAGAAGGCTTAGCTCCATTCAACATAATAAAATTGCTATATAAATCTATGTCTTGATCGAGCGAAATGAGCTCGACAGCCTGGAGACGGTTAAACGAAGAAGATCCTTGCCAGGGCTCGCTTTTAACGTGCATAACCTGGAAGTATTGCAGCGGTTCATCTTTATTAAACCCGTAAGAAGAGCTTGTAAGCGTATAAAAAGGGTAGCGAGTCTCGGAGATGCGCGGAACGATAAGCGTCGAGTCAAGAACGTAGACTTCAAGCGGAACCTGCTGAGGATCGGCTTCGTTCTTTCTCCAGAGTAATACAAAAGTTTCACCGGCCAGTTCATGCCACATCGTGAACTGATACCAGAACTCGTATTGACTCTGAAAGTTGTTGGGCTGAGCAAGAAGGTTAAGAATCGACTTTGCGCGGTTCTTTTCGCGCTCTGGAACCCCAGGTTCCGTCTGCGTATCGACTAAAGTACCGTCAGCTTGCCGAGACATGATCTTTACAGGCAACTGTGCAAGCGCTCTAGCCTTGGTTCCGACGCAAGCCATGACCGTCGAGTTCCTAGCAAGCGTTGTAATGTCAAGCGAACGTCCAGCTTCGTTGACAGCGGAGGTTGTTACATAGAGAAGCTGGTTAGATCCGTAGCCTTGCCCCTTGCCTCGGAGCATGACGTTATTACCCAAAACAGTGTTGCCGAACAACGAATTCGACTCATTTTGAGTTGGTTTCTTGCGGAATCTGTCGAATATGCCCATTTTTAGCCCTAAAACACCCTGAATCCGTATGATTCAGACGGCATCGGATTGTCAAGGGAACAGTGCATGGCGATAATAAGGGCAACGATCCCATCGACCTTCGCGTGTCGGTCAACTCCGGCCTTTTTCACCTTGATGTTGCCCTGCACATCTACAAACACTTCACAATTTCCCAATTGGTGGCCTAAAAACGGGTTGCCATCGTGTTTGATTTTATGGCCTAGAATAAGCCGCTCTACATGTTTGGAAGGGTTAGAAAGTACCGCCATACCCTGCCCAACTTTTTTTGTCGGCATCCCGGCTTCGTATAATCGAGCCACTAGTGCGGCTGCATTGTACGCGTCATAACCGACCTCGCGCACGTCGTATTTTTGGCTTTGCCCCAAAATATACTCCGAAATTTCTCGGTCGTCCATAACATTACCTTCGGTGATATGCAAAATGCCCGAATTGATAGCCTGTCGAAAAATATCCTGATAATGCGCCGGCAATAAATCAAACCCATCCTCGGGTAAAAAGAACTTCCACTCGGCCTCGTAATCATCTTCGCTAAATCGTTTTAGCGTACAAACGGCGTTTAGATCTCGCGTTGCCGCCAAGTCAAAACCGATAAATACAGCCTCGGGCTCACGGTCTGTAAGACCCACGGCCTCATCCCAGTGCGATCTGTCTACCCAAGCGGTCTCGGCGGAAACGTAGACGTTTAGTGTTTTGCAGAGAAACTCGTTAAGCGCTGCCGGCTTAATCTTGGCTTCTTCACATCGAGCGGCAATCGCATCGTGTGAGACCGAGATATTGTGCATCGGATTGGCTTTATGCCAGACCGTCGGGTCTCGCCAATCATCGCCAGCATCCAACGAATAAAGCAATCCAAACCATCGCGGGTTATCCGGTACATCCTGATGGAGAATATGCTCCATAACCTGGAGATCTTCAAAGAACTTAGTATCGCGGGTAAAAGAAGCGGTAGTTATATATAGCCGCAACGGGTTTGCTCGCGCTACCATCCCGGAGTGCAAAACCTCAATCGTATTCCTGTCGACGATCTGCGAAGCCTCGTCGATGATCGCGCAAGAAGGGTTGAGCCCGTCACCCGTTCGCTTGGTATCCCTGCTGAGCGCTTTGAACACCGATTGAGAGTCGCCGTTCTTTACTATCGTGAACTTGCCGGGAATAAAGAGACCGGAGACCTCCCGAGGAAGGGTTTCGATAAATCCCTTAGCGGTAGTGAAAACGATTGACGCTTGGTCTCTGTTAGTCGCTACCGTGTAGACCTCTGCGCCAGCATCGCCAAAGGCAAGCTCGTAAAGAGCGATCAAAGCGGTAAGCGTTGACTTTCCAGCCTTGCGCGGGATGTAAACAATGACATCCTGAACCATGCGCTTAGACCGATCCCGCTTAAGACGGAATCCATAGATCGCGCAGATGATGAGGATTTGAAAGGGCTCAAGGTTTACAGGTTGCCCTGCCCACTGACCCTTTACATGCCGGCAAAGACTTGTGAACTGTAGGAAGTGATTGACCGCGCCAGGATCAAAGACGTATTCCCACTCTTTGTTTTCAAGATGGTTTAGAAACCGCTGGCAAGCTAAACGAACGTTTCGGCAAGCGTTTATCTCACCTTTCGCTACTGCCGCCGCGTAAGTAATGCCATCTTCTAATCTCATGTTCCGAATTTAGGACCGGACAGGAATTCGCCCATCTTGCTGCCATCCTCGAGTTTGTTTGCAGCCAGCCTAGAGCGAGGCGTAAGCCCCATCTCGTTCATCAGCTTGACTGCGTTTTCCATCGCTTTGTTAGCAAGGGATATGTAAGGGTTAGGCGCGTGTGTCTTGCCGCCGTTAGTCTTTACCACCAGCGGATGCTTTGCTTGTTCTTTCCGAGCGTCAATATAAAGCTGCACTTGATCGGCAAGCATCATCAGCGTGTGGCGGTCTTGATCGGAGCCGATACCGTAAACGGTATATAGATAGTCGGCAGTCTCGCGCACAAACCGTTCTCGGCTAAACAGGGTTGGATCGTCCGCCCATTCTGCGAACGGTACGCGGATCTTGATTTTCTCTGGCAGCGGTACGCCGGTGTTCTCGCCTTTTGTGCCGTGTACCAAATGAACTTCAGGTGGATATTTCCTCTGCATTTTCGAGCCTCGCTTTCTGTCCGGTGAATTCTTCCCATCGCTTAACGATGACATCGCAGTATTTTGGGTCTAGTTCCATCAGATAAGCAATACGGCCAGATTTTTCAGCCGCAATCAATGTAGTTCCAGATCCTCCAAACGGCTCAAATACAACCCCAGTTTTTTTTCTTACGATACTAATGCCTTTTGCCGGTAAATCGACGGGAAAGCAGGCTTTATGATTTTCCGCTTGGGAATTTGTATTGCTAATCGACCAAAAATTGCTGACTACATCTTGCAATCCAAGCAATTCACCATTAGTTGAAAACAGATAAATGGGTTCCCAATCGCGCATCATTGAACCCTTGAAAGGAATGGTAGAAGTTTTTTTCCAACAAATTTGTTCTATCAAATACGGAAGTCGATCTGTAATTTGCTGAATGTACTCGAACCGAGAATTAGCGTTGTAACTGACATTCCAAAAAATAAACCCGTCAGTCACAACAAAGCAAATCTCCAAAACACTTTTAACGAAATCAACATATTCGGATGAGGGCAAATTGTCAGAGTAGCCATCCGCATATAATTTTTTGGACTTCTTGCTCGTGAATATGTCTCCATCTCCAGCTTTTGTGTTTGCATTGTAAGGTGGTGAAGTAAATGTCAAATCAGCTTTTTTGCCCTGCATTAGCTTATCCACCGCGTTTACGCTCGTACTATCACCGCACATAAGCCTATGCTTGCCTAGTATCCAAATATCCCCAGGCTTGGTAATAGGCTCCTCTGGAATCTCAGGTACGGCATCCTCGTCTGTAAGCCCTTCGTTTACAACCTCTGGCCTTAATGCGTCTCTTTCCTCTTCGCCAAAACCAACTAGGTTTAGATCTACGCCCTCGAGCTCCAATTCTTCAAGCTCCAGGTTCAAGAGCTCCGCATCCCATCCGGCATTCAGCGCTAGTTTGTTGTCAGCAAGAATCAACGCTTTCTTTTGGGTCTCGGAAAGGTGAGTTAGTTCTATCACCGGAACTTCTTCCATCCCAAGTTTCCGAGCTGCGGCTAATCTTCCGTGGCCGGCAATCAAACCTTTCTCGCCATCAACCAAGATTGGGTTCGTCCAGCCAAACTCTTTTATCGACGCGGCGATCTGCGCGACCTGCTCATCTGAATGCGTTCTTGCGTTTCTTGCGTAAGGGGTGAGATCCCCCACGCGAGTCATGACCACGCGGGGAATTCCCTGGTTTTTTAAGCTACCCAATTGGAATAATCCTTTTGCAGAAAGTTAGG